ATCATATCGGATTTCGTGCAACACGGGTTTAAAATGCCTTTGAAACAAGGGGGATTTTTTCACCATGTTCTTGCACTCATCAAACACCACCCGAGCCTGCTTCATGGAGTTTGCGAGCATGTATACCCGCGCCCCGTTCTCCCCATCCTTGGACGCGCCATAGAGGGAGAGCCCGGAAACCAATGTGGACTTTCCGTTCTTACGCCCCACAAAAATAAGCCCCTCCTTGAAGCGTCGGAGCTTGGTATCTTTCTTGGTATCTTTATGGACCCAGCCATATAGTGAACCGATGATAAAGTGCTGCCACGGCTGCAAGGCCAACCGCGTAAAATTCCCCTGTGACGGCCGACAGAACCGTTGGATGAAATCCACCACTCGGAATCCTCTTTCTTCATCGAAAACCCAGGGGAAAGCCTTCGTTCCCTGCCGTTTCAAGTCGTTGAGATGTCGATCACATGCCTGTCGCACCTTTTTGGAGGTGACGATCCGGCCGGCAATCACATCTTTGGCGTATTGTGTCGTCTGTAGGTCAGAACTCTTCGAACTCATCCACGGCCACCACCTCCGATACTTTTTTGTCGGAAGCAGGAGTTAATTTCAGTTCCGCCAGTAGTTTCCGCTGCTGTTCCACGACTTTCAACACTTTATCCACCGATTTGTTATCCCGATACATTTCCTGTGAACCGTTCTTGAAAAGCTCAACCACACCGCGTTTTTTTAAGTCGTCTAGGAGCTCATGTTTCATCTGTTCGAGAAGCGCCATGCTATCGACCAACAAAATAGTTCGTTCGTTGAGGTTGCTTTCTTGCTGTAATTCGTTTATGATGATGTTGAAAAGATCCTTTGCGGCTTTTCGCCGGATGATCGGTTTTGGCTTAACCAATTTTTCACACCTCCTACATATGGAAATTACAGATAATCCCTCTCGCCTCGGCGGGAGGGTTTTTGGTTTGTGTCAACCCCCCTCGTGTTGGCGGCGGGCTGCGGTGTAAAGGAAACGGCGCGCCGGTCCCTGGGAGAGTCAGTTCCCAGAATTTAGGGTAGGGGGGTGTTATCTGATCCCTCCAATCCCATTTCCAACCATTTTAATCACCCGAGCCTTGCGCCTCCTTACCTTCCTCTCAGCTGCCTTCCCTCCTGCCTTCTCTGGATGCAGTTGGTTGTGACAGGCAGCGCATACACTCTCCAGGTTATCCGCCTCCAGCGCCTTGTCTGGGCTGTCTTCCAGGTGTTCGATGTGGTGGACGATGTTAGCCGGTGTCAGCACACCGCGGCGTAGACACCGTTGGCATAGGTAGTGGTCACGGACCAACGCCACTTCCCGGCACTTCAACCATGCACTTGATTTATAGAACGGTTTCGGTTTCTTGTTCATGCTTGGTAACCCCTTCACCCGAACAGACGGGAAACGATATAACCGACGACAATCATGCCGATTCCTAACACCACCCCAATAACTAAGAAAGCAACAAGCAACATTTGGTTGACATCTTTCCATATCGACACCTTCCGAACGGTTCCGGGAGTCATCCGAGCCACGGTCCCCGCCTCCTTTGGAAAGAAAAAACACCCCGGAGGGTGTTTTAGTTTTTGTATTGATCTGCTCTCACCTTCTCGACTACCCTTCGGACATTCCACACTGATTTGACAAAGAAGATGATGCCGGCGACTAAGGCAAGTTGTTCAATCAGACTTATCATCGGAATATGATTGGTTTTACTGCTAATGATATTTAGTACCGATAACAGAACAGCAATGATATGGGCTCCAATGCTTATATAGATTGCATTAAAGTAATTATCCATATATCCCGCTTTGTTCAGCTTCGCAATCCGCTGCTTTTCAAGCATACCAACCATTATACCTAGACTTGTATATAAAAATCCAGCAAAGAGTGCGCTTATTTGCAACACATTGAGATGGGCTTTTTGATCCAAACTTTCATTCGAAATGAACTCAAACTTTATAGCTACAAACCAAGCGATAATGACTATGACTGCCCAAAGGATATTCCACTTGTTTCTTCTAAAGTGGTTCTTCTTTTTCTTCATTCTCCATTACCATCTTTCTTTACATATCTCAGAATGTCCTTTTTGTCATTTTCATATATATAAATCAATTTATTCTGTATCTCTTTTTCTACATCAGCTGCATTTCGATCAAAATCAAACCGTTCCTTTCTCGTAAAAGGGCTATCTTCAATTGGATAAGTTTGCATGTATTCCCCCTCATCTTTCGCTTTGATTTTGAACTTCCTCGCCCCTCTACTTACCAAATTCTTTATTAAACTCCCTAATTTAGTTTTATCGTTTATTGAATCTTTATTTCTTTCAGCGACAAGATTTACTTTAATTTCTACCGTATTTCTGTCACTAAGATACTCAAATTCATCCTCTGTAAGTCCTAACCTGTCGATATCAATAAGTTCCGATTGGGGAACATTAACAGTGTAGCTCATCGTTCCAACAATTTTCTTTTCAGCTAAAAAAGGAATGGCATCGTCAATGATCACACTGGAAATCTCAGCACATAGGTTTTTATCTTTATAGTTAACATCTATAATCTTACTTAGTTGTTGGATAAAAGGGGCTGATTTATCGCGGAGATATGAAAGAACATAGTTTTCACGATCAATCAAAACGTAAGTGTATAGTTCAAGATCCTGATCGTCTTTTCTTTCGATAGGTATTCCTTCCATTGTCTTTCTATCTCGGATGTGTGCCGAAAAATAGTTTCTTGCACGCCCTAACCTAGCAAAAATATACTTATCATCTTGATGGATAAGTTCAAATACATCCGACGTTTCTTTTTCACCTAACCGGACACAGTTGTTTTTTGAATGCTGCTTCAATACTTGTTGTACCTTTTCGTCAAGCTCTTTATCAGATTTATACTCTTTTCTTACCGAATCTGCCGCCATAGCATGTTCTTCAATCACAGCCTTATACATTCGCATTCTGTGAAAATGTACCTGTCTGTACTCCATGTTATCCCTCCTACCTAATAATTCGGAAGGAGGATTCTTTTTCCTGTACGGTTTCGTTGTTCATAATTCTGTCACAATTTCGCCCGTTTTTCTAGATCAAGTATACCGAATAAACGTTCGGTTGTATATAATCAGAGGCGAAAAGAAGAGGAGGGAGAATACATATCGTTGAAGCACTTCGTCTGAGATAGTCATAATAAAAAGACCGGTTGCCCGGTCCTCGTCACGGAGAGAACAACTCTTCCCACTACCATCATAACCCCTTTTTGCTGGCCAAAAGTCGCATGAGAGTTGCATCCTATCTCCAACCAATCCGTTCAGCAATTACATAGACGATTTCATTGCGCCAACGGATAGCAGTTGCCCGATTGACGGGAATCTGATTCGCTATCCCTTCCCATGTCAATGTCTGCGGCTTGGTCCAGTATTTCAACCGGACAAGCTTCTGCTTGTCCGGTGGTAGCTGCTTGTATACCTCCCGGATCACCTCTGCAATTCGCTCCTGCTGCTCTATCCGTCGATGTGTCACCATCAAAGTGGCAGTTGTTCCGGTCGGATCACTTGGGAGATTGCTCCGGCCGCCACCGGTAGGTTCATGATATGGTGTTGCATGGAGTATCTCGGCTTTCAACCGCTTTACCTCTTTCACCGTCTCCCAATAGTCGTAGAGCTCGGACTCTACATGTTTAAACGTGCCGGTTTTCAACTTTTCTACCGCTCCCATGCTCCTCACTCCTTTGCTTACTTCTTTTTTAAGTAATGCCTTTTCCACATTAAGCTTGCACAGCTTTTACAATACGAACACCTACCGTCGCTACTCTTCTTCTTCCTATGGAAATCATGTAGCGGTTTGATCTCTCGACATTGACTACACTGTTTAAGTCCCGCTCTTAGTCGCACTCCTTTTATTTCCTCTGTTTCATCGATGATTTTGCCTTGCTCCTTCAAGTAATACGTCATCATGTTCAAGTGAAATCGTCGGATTCCAAGCTCCTCGGCCATCTCTCCGCGGGTCTTTTTGTGATAGTTTCGGATGAGGTATTCCTCGATTTCCTTTGTCATCGCTGGCATTGAGGCGATTAGAGGGTCGAGGGTTTCAACCGTTTTTGTCATGTGCTCGTCTCCTTCTCCTTTCTTTGCACATTAGATCAGCCTTCGCTTTCTCGTAGTCCTTCCTTAGGCCACTGCCGTCACACCAGCAGCACCCTGAACCATTACAGACAGGACACGGTTCTCGCTCTTTAATCAAGGCATCCCATGTCTCTGCGTATTCCGCCCACCGCCGGCTCAGTCTTTGCAATAATTCATCACGCTTTTTCATTTACTCTTCCTCCTTTTCTGATCTCTCAAAATCGTTATAATGGCGCCAATACACGCGATAAGTACCCAGAAATGAGCGATCATACTAATCCAATCCATTTCTCATCCCCCCTTTTCGGTATAAAACCAAACTTCGTCTGCATTCGGCTCTATAATCACCATCGTTCGAATCATTCCGCCGCACTGCCCGCAAGGGTAACGTAGCCAATCACCATTCCCTGTATCGTGGTTGAACCTCATCCATACATCCAAATCCTCATGCCCGCAGTGGGGACAGATCGGGAAGTCGGTCATTTATTTCGCTCCCCTTTCCTCTTCCTTCAGAATTTCGTCCACCCATGTTAGCTGCCAGCAAGGATAGCACAACCCATCGATCAGTCGTTCCTTTTGATTTGGTACCCGATAGCCGCACTCTTTGCACTTCATCGTTTTTTCATCCTCCAATCCACATAGCTTTGTCCACGTTCCAATGCCTGTTCGAACGTTTTAAACGTTCCGAGTTTCTTCTCTCCCCGAGGTTTGGGCCCCCCTGGGGACCAGCTGGCCCGCCAGAGAATCCAGGCAGTGTTGGTCTTGAAGAGGTAAATGGAACTGTACAAGGTCAGTCGTTTCTCATACGCCTCACCCGGGGACAAGACCAACCATCCCGCCTCATATGCCTGTTGATCCTGTTCCGAATCAAAGATGCTCTTGGAGGATTTCTCTTGCCTCTTCAACGCTGGTGACAACGGCGACAATGGCTCCTGCCTCCTTCCATTCCTGAAGAGTTTTCATTTGCAGTTTCGTGGCCTTGTTCCCAGGTCGCTTCACTTCAAGTTCAAATCGTCGACCGCGAACACAACCCGTGATGTCCGGTTTCCCGGCTTTCCCGTAGCGCCCGCCGTGGGTCTTCTCCGCCTTGACTCCGGGCTGTTTGTTCAACCACCGGAGAATGGACTGTACGATGGAAGATTCAAGCGGTACGACTTTCATGGGGATTCTCCTCCTTTGTCATTGCCTTCAAAAGCTGGACTATTACATCCAGGTGGGGCTTCAGGTATTTATCCCGCAGTTCTTCATAATCTTCTTTTCTCTCCCAGGCAACTCTACCGGTGGGATCAATATCTGGTCGGAGGACATACCACCCTTTCGCCTTCCGAATCCGGGTACCACCACCGCGAAGACCGTGAAGGTGTCCTGCCAGCTCTTCGCTGTGAAGAGTCGCCCGCAAGAGGAGATCTTCCCACAGCTGGTGATCCTCCTTCAGATCCGGACGGGGATCGGTGATGAGATAGATGTCCAAGTCATCCGGAAGGGGAAACCAGTCTCCTTCCACAACATCCGCTTGTTTTTGAGCCTGTTTGGACAGAAAGCCCATTGAAAGCCCTCCTATCTTCCACACTTATAGACCACTTTTTTATCACTCTTAGACCGCTGGTAGACCACTCATAGACCGCTGACATAATCGGCCTATCCTTGCTCCACAAGGGATACAGGGATTGTAGACCACTTAGACCACTTTTTCTCGGATGATAGAGCAATATTTAATACATGTGTTACGTGTACCATTTGTTGGTATATACTTTTATTGGTATATCCTTTTATTGGGACGTAAGTGCAAGTGTGCTATACGATATATATATTTAATGGTCTAAGTGGTCTAAGTGGTCTAATGATATTAAAATCCTTAATATTGCAGGTTTTTTAACCTCTTTTTTATAGACCACTTGTAGACCACTAGACCACTTTTATTTCATTTTCAATTTCACAGCGACCACTCGTTTCTGTACGTTCTTATGGGGGTTTGTTTTCCTCACACTGGTACGAGCTTTGTTGCCTTCCTGTTCAACTTCAACCCATCCTCTTTCTGCCCAATCTTTCCGTACTCTTGGGAGATTGAACCCGAGTTCATCTGCAGCTTTCTTTAAAACAGTGGGATAAATACAGAGAACTTGCGGCCCTGGGTCTACCCAGCCAAAGGATTTCCCTTGGGGCGGTTCTTCGCTGAAATGAGCCTCATGAACGGCAAACCAACTCATCAAAGCGTCATAGGCTCGCTTCCCGTCGTCAGCGTCGGACTTCTTCTCCAACTGATCCAGGATGGTCTGTCCTATTTCTAATGCGTCTCGATAAGCCTTCTCCTCTGATGAACCGAAGAACCAATGATTCATGTAGGAATCCCCCAAAAGGATTGCAGCGGTGATCGAAATATGGCTGTCGATGTTATCCGGGCACCGTTTTTTCAATTCATTCCGCATCGTCTTAAAATCATTCTTGAACGTGTCGGGGTCTTTTTTTAACTCTTCGATCACCCGTCGGATAAATTCCGGTCCCGACACCCCGTAAGCTTCCGCGGAGACCACATGCATCTGACTAGCCAGATCTTCATCATCAATCGGTTTCCCGTAGATTTCCAACACCCGAGACTTAACACCGCCGATTGTGCTATCCGAGCTGATCGGTTCCTCCCCGGTAGCTATCGCCAGACTGTTCCAGGTATGTTCTTCTTGAAGCCCTCCCTCCTTTGTCGCTCGCCCCCGGCTTTGACCACTTCCCAGCATGTAGACGATGCTTTCCACAAATCCCTGCCGGTCTCCAACCACTTGCCGCTCATCGATCCCGATCGGTAAATCGGAGTAGATCGCCGCCCGTCGTTCCAGAGCGTTACGCGTTGAGTTGAATGAAGTCATGGTCTCTTCCGGGTTGCCCCAAACAGAGAGAGCCACCTTCAACGCCGCCGTTTTTCCGCCCCGCGTCATTCCGAATGGATAGACCAGGCCGTTTCGGTGTCCGATCACCCGCAGAAGCGGGGAGGCGAAAGAGCTGGCCAGTAATAACCGGGCTATCGGAAATCGTAGAATCGGACGGACATTTTCCACCCACTCATCCAACTTCCCCTTCTCCTGATAGCCCTTTGTAATCGAGCCGAAAGCATCCAGCTCAACCCCCTCTTCCGCCCCTGGGAGGAACCGATCATACTGACCGTCCACCCAACCCATATGACTAACCGAACGGATCTCCGGAATGGTCTCTTGGTTCTCTGCTTCAAAGGCTTCCAGGTATCCCACCACTTTAGCTGCATTGGAACTGGAGATCAGTGGCCCGTAGTCGGCCAGTTTGACGATGGAACTTTTATTCAAGAGCGTGGACCGGTCGGCAATCAAAGTACGCCACCGATTTCTTTGAAAAAAAGCCAACTCTAACTTCTCTTTGTTCGTATCCACATTGATCAATCGGCGGGTCAGGATCATCGGCATAGAGGCAACTTCGTTTACATTTCCATCCGCGTTGAATTTGAGAATCCTTTTTTCTTGAACCCGATATCCCGGAGGTGCCTGCAACCCTTTGGTTGGGATTCCTTCAAAAAATGTGTCCAGTGTGGGAGCCTTTTCCCCTTTTTTCGCCGCCCGGAGATGCGGCTCTTTTTGTTTCAGTGCGGTTTCAAAGTCACGCAAATTCAGCTTCCGTTTGAGGTTATCTTTCAGTTCCGTTTTTAGCCGGAGAAAATCTTCCGCAGACTTTTCCTTCAGCGTACGGAAGGCCTGGATGTTCTCTTTTTCAAAGAGGATCTTGGCATCCTGGGCTTCCATCGCCGCCTTTGCCGCCGTTTCCGCCTTTTCCAAGCTTTCTTCTTCCGGGTCCGGCGTCCCAATGTTAATCGGACTGGTGATCACCTCCCAGAGCTCACACCCTTTGCAATACTCCCCACCGGTCAGATCCCACACGCGTTGGCAGGTAACCGGTCCCGCATCTTCCAGTGCGTGAGTCAGTTTCTTGTCCGTCTCCGCCTCGGAATATCCGGGATAGGGTTCACTCCATTCATGAGCCAGCTCCTCCCCATCCTCACACCGGCCCAGAATCGACAGCATGGCGTGCCATTCCGGTTCCGGTAGTGTCTCCGCATCTTCTTTACAGTGCCGCATCCAGGCGCAGCCGGTTTGGATCGGATCGATCCGGGCAGGGGGGAAATCTCCCCCGCCCGAACGATCCCTTTCTCTTCGGGTTCGTTTGGGTAACTCAATGAATTGTTTCGCGATCTCTTTCGGATCGTATCGTGGGACGGAGAATGCGTACGTCAACGGGATCACCCTTTTTGCAGTTCAGAGTCCCCGGCACGCGGAGAACGCGGGGCAAGTCAGCAGTATTGTCAATCTTCCATCCTTTTTGTGATGCCGCGTGTCGAAAGGTTCCTTGAAACCGGGATAGATAGTGTTGAACCTCCTCTCGCATGCGTTCATTTTCGATTTCGACCGGGGTTTGAAACTTCCAGTATCCATGTAGTCCAAATCCGGAATGCACTAGAATCGATGGTTCATAGGGAAAGGCATCGATCAATTCCAGTGCGGCTTCTAGGGTAGGGGGGATCGCTTTTTCCTTGTGCGTATCGCCGTAGTCTACATCCAGCCACACACCCGGGATGGTCATTATCGTATCGGCCGATCCTCGTTTGTTGCTGTGGGTTTTCTTCTGACGGAGACCCACTCCGAAATAGACATCCATCCCTTGTTCTGCCAACTGCACGGCGGCTTTCGCGGCTCCGGTTAACTCCTTGACGTGAAACCATCGTGTCTGTTTATCCTGCGCCGTCCAAATGGTTATCCACCCCCGAGTACAATCGGCGTACCAGGTGTTAAAAAATGCACAGGCAGTGGACTCATTCGTTTTCGGGACCATCGCGGTTTGACTCATCCGATTGATCCTCCTTTCCTCTCCTCTCCCTGTTTAAAATGGAAGGCCGGGAGTACCCGGCCTCCTATTTATTTAGGCAAAGGGGATATCGTCATCCGAGAGGGTCACTTTCCCCCCACTGGCCGGAGCGTCACCACCGTTTTGCTGGTGGATGAAGTCACGAATCTCCCGGACATACTCCACCGCGTTCACCTTCTCCGGCGGGGTCAGATCCCGATCCACGGAGAACTGTGCCTGGGAATAGGTAATGTTGTTTTTGGTGGTTGTCTTTTTCAGGGTGATCTTAGTGACGACTCCGTATGTCCGGCGTCCCTGCCCGACGATCCGCTTGGACAGGAAGTTGTCAAAGTTCCGCAGGCTGGTCGGCGGGAGTGTCAGGATGATCGGCAATCCAGTTCCTTCCCGGAGGAAGTAGATCACCCGCTGTGCTCGACAGGCTTTTCCCCTCCCGACAGCAGCACTCCCCCATTGGTTCATCGGGCAAGTCCGGCAGTCACCGCCGGGTTCTCCGATGCCAATCTTTCCATCCGGACTGGTGCAGTCCGGTTGCCGGGACTCTCCGGTGTACTCCTGGTTCTCCCAGTACGTCCGGGTCAGATGATGATCGATGATCACACCGACCAGTTCGCGAACCGTATCCGGGTTATCCGGGTCATCCCCCGGAACTTCGAAGGTGAGGCCGCCGCCAGCGGGGATCTTCACCCGATCAAAGTCCAAATTGACACCTTCCATGTTTTCGCCCAGATCGTCCTCCGCCGGGTTGTTTTGAGCGAGCGGGAATTGAAACTGTTCGCTGTTGGCAGGCAATTGATTCAGTTCGTCCAGTTTTTTAGCCATGGTTTGTTTCCTCCTGAAAGTAGGTATTTACTGAGCTTTGCGGATGCCGATGGTTTGTTTCTCGTAGATGTTCAGACAGTCGCGAATTTCGGCAGGAAGCTGATCCTCCTCCAGTAGCTCTCGAGCCCAGGCGGACAGCGTCTGCGCATGGATATCCTCCCGCACCAATTCTTTATGAGGGGATTGCTTGAGCCAAGCGACCAGGCGCGGTTTCTTCCCGGCGGCAGCGGAGATGAAGGTTTTAGTGCTCAGGTAGAAAGTGCGTCCACCCCGCTGGAAACTGGAAAGCTCTTCTGTAATCATGTGTTGGGCCAGCTCGGCTTCCCGTTCGCTGATATTTCGGTTTATCTCCTTTAGTTCCGCCTCCAATGATTTTTTCTGCTCTTTTAGCACCCGAAGTTCATCCGCCAGTTCGAACACGGACGATGGCATTGGCGTCTCCTCCTTGAAAAAAATGTTTCCAGTTCCTTTTATCCACTACCAGATCAGCCAGATTCCGCTTGTCTCCCAGCGCCTTTATGACGTGTTCATCGACGGTTGCTTTGGTGATCAGATGGATGTAAGTGCAACGTTTCTTTTGAGAAATCCGATGAATCCGCGATTTCGCCTGGCTGTAGTTCGCATAGCTGTAATCCAGGCTGTAGAAGATAGCGGTGTCCGCCGCGGTCAATGTCAGCCCCTCCCGCACTGTCTGGATCTGTCCCAGAAAGATCGGACAGGCCGGATCTTCTTGAAAGCGTTCCACTAACGCTCCGCGTTCCCGGGTGCTTCCGGTGATGGTGACTGAACCGATTGCTTTTTTGGCCAGCATTTTCTGTATCGCCGTGATCTCCGGCAGGAACCGGGTGAACACCACCGCCTTCTTGCCTGCTGCCATAAGATCATCCAACACCTCTTCCAACAGCTTGAGCTTCGCTTTGGAGACGGCGTGCACAGCGCCGTTTTCATCCTGCACATAGCCGCCGGCGATTTGGGAAAGTCGCAGAAGCCGCGTCAGCACATTGTGAGCGGTGACCGTCCCCTGTTCCAGCTCTGCCATACTCTCGTCCGCCACGTCGCGGTACACCTTACCTGCTTCTCTTTCCAGTTCGCAGAAGAGCATCTGATCGGTTGTCTCCGGTAAATCCAATGCTTCCGCCTTGGTAACTCGGCAGGCGATCCGATGGGCCTTTTCGGTGAGCTCGCCCAGGTTCTTGTAGGCGACGATCTCTTTTTCCTCGAACCCGCCCATCACCGCATACCGGTTCCGGAAGGCATAAAAGTTGGTGCCGAAAACTTCAGTGTCTAGAAACTTGTACTGACTGAAAAAATCGATCGGTGAATTACTGACCGGCGTGCCGGTCAGGATCATCCGGTATGGCACCGTCTTTCCCAACCGGTGGATCTCCCGGCTCTGTTTGGCCCGGGGGTTTTTGATCCGCTGGGATTCATCCAGAATAATCATGTCCGGCCCCCACCGGTCGATACTGCCATCCATCCGCCAGACGGCTTCATAGTTGATCACGGCCACCTGTAGCTGCTCATCATCCGGCTTCCAACTGGCCAAGATCTTTTTACGCTTCGCTGTCGGCCCCTCCAAAGAACGGACTTCATGGGGGAAATCGGCGTGTATCGCAAACTCTCGCGGCCACACTGGTACCACCGAGGTGGGGGCAATCACCAACAAGCGTCGGATCTCTCCCCGATGGAACCGGGCCCCCGCAATGGCAATAGCTGTCAAACTCTTCCCACATCCCATTTCTAGGAGTAGGGCGACTGCTGGAAGCTCTATTCCCAGCTCGAACGCTTTTATTTGATGTTGATAGGGTCGGGTTCGAATAGGCATCGGTAAGGTTGCTTGAATGGGAATCACCTCATTTGAATAGTTGTTTCATTCCCAAGGATTTCAGTGGCAGCGTCCTCCTCCTTAGCCATAGCGAGCAGTCCTTCCGCATCATGAACCAATCGCCGCGCGGTTTCGAAATGTCCCAGTTCCAAGGCTTGTTTTAACAAGCGCAACTCATTTTCAAGGTCATTCAGCAGTTGGTTTTCCTTCATAAATACCGCATCCCCAATTCCTCGTTCAGCTGTTTGTTGTCTTGGTGCTCCTCACCGACGGTCTCCCGGTAGCTAAATACCAGGCATTCCAAACAAACGTTTCCAAGCGTAGCATGTGGAATCCCGGTCTTGGTTTCAAAGCAGAGTGAACACTTGCCTCCGTAGGTGAACATCACGTACTCACCTCTTTGTCAACAATTTTCATTTCTGTAATGCAGTCTTCAATCTGATCGTAGTTAAGGTGCAACTTGTCTTCTCCGGCGTAGAGAATGTATTTTTGAACGTAGCCGTCTGCATCTTTCACGACATGCTTGGAATCCAATACGTTTATTTCGCCTTCCATTAGCAGTTCTACCGCTGACCGGATCACATCACCATAGCTGGCCGAGCCGTGGTAGATGACAATCACATCGACCGATCCGCGGAAACCCTCATCCTCCAACGTCGCTCTTACGGTGTACTCGGTTTTCATGATTCACCCACTCCTTCTAAATGTTCTTTGGCATTCCTTACTGCGTCTCTGAGTGTCATCCCCACATAGGTGCGTTCAAACCCGTCCTCGGTTTCGGTATACAGGTCCCAGCCATAATGACCCTGGACGATTTTGACTTGCTCCCCTTCCCGCTCGATGATGAGCGAGAAGGGTTCGGAAAACGATGTGCCCTGAATCTTGAATCCCGTCATGTTCCAGCCTCCCTTATGCCGCTGGCTTTGGGGGTTTCGGCTTACGCTTCATGGCTGTTCACCCCCAAGTCTTCAAGCTTCGCGCAAATCTCATGCTGCCAATCGGTATCTTTTAGTTGATAGGCGATGAAGGACAAGGTTTTCAACATATTCACCTTCCAAACCCAATTCATATTGGCGGTTAGGCTTTCGACCCAATCCCGTATCTCTTGATCGGTCAGAGCTCCTTGTTTTTTCTGCAACCACCATAGCTGAGCTAATCGAATATGGAACGGCTGCATGGTTCTCCTCCCTTGGTGGTGATTTGGAAATGTGCTATACTCGGAGTAACTTGGTGTTTTTTTATTTGCCCACCACTTTGAGGTTGGGCTTTTTCTCTGCCACGGGATCATGAATCCCGATCCGCAAAAGTGCAGCCAGGGTCGGCATCATCGGCCCATGAATGACGGTACCGTCCTCCAGGATCACCCGAGCCATCGCCTGCCCTTCCACATAGCCCGTCACACGCTTGACTCCTTGGAACATTTGAATCACCTCCTGTGGCTGTCTCATCAGCTGAGGAGCGCCACCTCCCCAGGACCGGGGTTGCCCCCGGTTTCGACTATGAGGTACAATGAAACCAACCACTCTTCTTTCTCTATCGGCTTCCGACACGGGGCCGGTTTTCTTTTTTCATATAACCCCGCTTCTCCGCCTTCCGATGGTACTCACGCCACATTCCGACCCAGCTGAATCCGTACTCCTTGCAGTAGACTGCAACCAAGTGACATAGGCACACAATGGCATCGATGGATTCAATGAGGACTGCCTTTACCTCGTCGCGACTATTCGGATCGGGCTCGTTGACGGAACTGGTTACCGCCAGCTGGTCCATGGCCTCTTGCAGTTCTTCCAGTGCTTTTTCTCGGACAGCACTTCTGTGGAGGTCTACATTGTTCAACTTGGGAATCCATGCATCCCCCAGAATGGCCTGCGCACTTTCAAGGGCATAAAACCCGCAATCCAACGTCTCCACTGCCTGCTTTGCCACATCCCGCGGCATCCGTCGCCTTCCCGCCTCTATTTCAGCGATCATGGATCGGCTTAGATGGAGCTCTTGAGCAAGATCCTGTTGGGTAAAGCCAGCTTCACCCCTCGATTCCTTTTGAACAGTCCCGATAGACATTTCCCAATGTTCCCCCTTTTGTGTCTTTACTGTGGTTCAGTGTCACGAGTCGGTACGTTACGATTGATTTGCCCAAGTCCATTCCAAGCGATAGGGCTGCTTTTCCGGGTAAATCGTCTCAACGGTGCAATCGGGAAACGCTTTTTCAGCTGCTGTCCAAGCTGCTTTGTGATCCATAGGGGCTTCAAACTCGCCGATGATGACGCGACCGTTTTGGTCAACCAGACGTGCGACGAAAGTGATGTTCATTGGTTGGATGCCTCCTTTTCGGTGCGGGATCTCAGGACTTTCCGCAAAGCTTCAACTTGCGCTTTTAAATCGGGTTCGTAAATGGCAATAAAGGTAATCCCTTTTGGGCACTCAGGTTTGGGTTTGGTCATGTCGATTGGCCTCCTCTAATCAGTTTCCAGTGCTTGGGGATTCGCTTTTTGGGTTTGTTGATGGAGATCACTTTACCTTTACCGTCAGTGAGAAAGGCTTTTCCCTGCTGGTCCGTGTGAACGCGATACAGAGGCACGCCGTGAGATTCGAACCACTCTTCCAGCAGATCACGCCCACCCATGCATTGGTTCATCCGGTTGACGGTCATCATGAAATTGACACCCAGTTCGTGCATATCAGGATTTTGGTAATCCCAAACCAATTCCCAAACCTGTTCACCGACTTCTCGATCAAGTCCAAACTCTTTCAGACAGGTTCGAGTCGTAAAGTAATCTTTGGTGCTCCAACGATGCCCATCATAGATCTTGTCGATGGGAAATGTGGTTTCCCATTGCCTTGGCGTCAGTTGTGCTAACAGGGATTTCACAGCTTCCATCTGTTTGAACCGCGCTTCTACTTCTTCACAGGTTTGGGCTTCCGGCAACAAGTTGAAATATCGGACAGCGTTAAATGCGGCTTTTTTCATGGATTCGCTACGGTAACCGTTTTGGGCCATATCTTCCAAGGCAGTGCTAAACATTCTCGCATAAATTGCCCGCATGTCAGGCTGTTTGGTGTTTGGCATTTAGCTCCCCCGCTTCAGTTGTTGGGTTGTTGGCGGCAGCGCAGGAAGGAAAGAGACGAGTTTGATTTGTTGACACTTTTGTTTGCAGATCTGGAAAATTTCTTTATAATGCGTACCTTTCGCGGCTTCTTGAATAATGATTTGCGCGATGGCGTGTTCCATGAGTTCGATAGTTCGTAGATACGAGCGTGGGAGCTTATCGCGTTGTTTTGGTTTGATGCCCAGTGTGCGGTTGACCATTTGCGTGTACGTTCGGTACGGCCCCTCCGAATCTTTGAGGTAAGAGGATTCCGGGTTCTGCTTTTGTACCAGGGATAACAAAATTTCTTTGATGGCATCGGTTTCCTCTCGCCGGGTGGTCTTGCCAGCCAGCCGGGTTTGCATCCACCGTTGGAACTCTTTGCGGTTCTCCTGTTCGGTGTCGAGAAGGTAGGTGCGGACGGTTTTGGCAATAGGACTATCCCGGAGAAGCATTCCGACCCGTAGTATGGCGCGGCGTGGGAAGATTGCTAATTGCCTTGCTTTGCTGGAAATGTTTGCCGACTCCTTAAAGGAGTTAACAAAGTAAGTCAACTCATTACTCCGTAGCACTCGAAATCCATCGCTTTCCAACTCGTCCTTGTGATCGAACATCAAACTGTTGATCGCCTTAATTCCGACTTCGTAATAATCAGCAACCAGTTCCGTTGTTGCATGGACATCATCCGGCAGAAGAACCAGCTTTTTCACCTTGTCGAGAATATCCAGCTGATTAATGTACTGTTCGCGTGCAGTGCGGCTTTCGACAAGAATTAGGTCTTTGCGCATGTGGATTGCCTCCCTCATCCGATTTTTCGCCCATTGCACTCTTCATGTACTGGATTGTCGAAGAAACATGTCCAGTCAAATCCCAGCACTCTCGCTATGCGTTTTGCGACTTTTACACTTGGTGTTCTATCTCCAGATTCAATTTGGGCATAATGACTTCTAGAAATCCCAATTTTCTTAGAGATGTTTTCTTGGGTTCCATGCGTTTTTCTAATTCTAATCAGCCATGTTCTTTTCATTTTCTCACCACCTCCTTTTGTCACGTTATGTGTATTCCCAGTATAAGTCGCGATACGTGTATAAGTCAACACACATTTACGCTTTTTGTGTCAATTTGTTTGGTGTCGCGCTTTGTGACGTTATAATAGATGTAACAGTAAGGGAATGAGGGCTGACCTATGCTCAGTAAAAGGCTTGCGAGTGAGAGAAAAAAAATCAATAAGACACAAGCAGAAATAGCCAAGAGTATTGGAGTTGCACGAACCACCTACGCGATGTATGAGCAGGGTAAACGCGAACCTGATTATGCTACTCTAGAAAAAATAGCTAATTACTTTGACGTAACCACTGACTATCTTCTTGGCCGAACGGATAATCCAAAACCTACTGGAGATGAAGTAATTAAAATCGAAACATATAAACTACCTCCAGAAACTAAAATTGATGATTTGATTTGGGAATTTCAAAAAATAGCCAAACTCTCTGATCAAATGGCTAAGCAAATACACAAGACTCTTTCAGGTCAAAACTACGATTTAACTGATTCTTTCCGCAAAAACTTTTCCAATGTAAACAAGATTCAATTAGAAACGATGCAGAGGAACTTAAGAATAATTAATGATGCTATATCAAATACCCTTAAATCTGGAGTATTTGATGAAATGCCAAATCATTTTTTGAAAGACTTGGCAAGTAGCTTCAATAAAGCGACAGAAAAGGATGACGCTGAAGAAGCAGAAACAAACCAAGCAGAAAAGGAATAAACTGAGAACGTGACCATAGATGAATCACCATCCCACCTCAACAAACCGAATTTGATACTCGTTCCAAATCTCAATCTTGATGGTCATTTGCTTAGCCTCCTCTTCTTAACCTGCTTTAATGCGCTTCTCATCGGGTTTCATCTCGGAATAAAGCTCTTGAATCGGGACTCCGAAAAGTGAAGCTAGAGCTGTTAATTGCACGCCCTTAATTTGGCATCTGCCTTTTTCCAAATAGTGATAACCTTGAGCTGACTTATAGCCGAGGTATTTAGCAACTTCTTCTTGGCTTAAACCATTCTGTTCACGAAGATTTCTTATTTTTTTCAGGTTAATTTGGTACATGTTTGCACACCTCCTAGTAGTACCTATCTGGCAAGATAAATTACCGTTTCGGTAACCTTGAGCCAATGATAAATTACCTAATCGGCAAATGTCAAGCACTAATTTACCGATTTGGCATTTATCCTTTTGTACAGTAACGAAAAGGGTTAGAATGTATTTACCAAAATGGTTATTAAGGAAGGGGGAAGTCTGTGAAAATGGCCGTAATAGGGCAGCGTATAAAAAAACTGAGGGAAAAGAGAAATTGGTTACAAAAAGATGTAGGTGAGAAAATCGGAGTTTCTAGTGCCACAATCAATCGATATGAAAAAGGGTTGAGGCAACCAGATCCTGACACAATCAATCGACTTTGCGATATATTTAACACCACTACCGATTATCTTCTTGGTCGTACCGATAATCCAAACCCGGCTAAAAACAAAAAGCCCCGCAAAGGGGGCACTATAATCACTCATAAAGGAATAGAAATAGAGCTCACAGAAGAGGAGGAAGAAGTAGTTGCCTCAATTGTTCAGGCATTACGAGAGAGAAAGGAGAGAGAAAAAGAAGAAGCAGCAACTATTACTTTAGAGAAATCTATTATAGAGAGGAAGCGTGCTTAGACTTTCTTAAGATAGCCTTTATACAAACGTGTTTCAATTGTTCAAATTCGAGCTCAGTAAACTCCGATCTCAAATTTGTTATCCAGTCTTCTCTATGTACATCAGTTAACCCATAATGATCGGCTAGCCATTGAAGTTCATTCTTTATGCTTTTATGCTTGCTTCCCGTAAAGCTATGTAGTACAATCGGGGTGGAATAGTTACCTTTTTTGCTTATACCACCCTGTGCGAGAGGGTGGTTTTTTTCTTGTTGCTGACCAACTAGGCTACCGGCACCCTTGCCACCACGCTTTTTTTCTGGCATGTTATTTCCTCCTTAAATCTCATGTTGTAGATTAATTGTCATGTTTCTTTCAATTCTACCATTTTTGGCACGAATTAACCACAAACAATTCGTGGTATTTCGAAATGAATTCATTTTCGAGGTCGATTTGATCGACCACGGGATATTTAGACAAGAACAAACGTTCTCTTTCATTATATCACAGGTGGGACAAATATGTCAGGGGAAAAACCAAAAGGAGGAACCGAAGGATGAACGATGAAATCAAAGGCATGCTCCAGGCGATCATTGGCCGATTGGACGAGCAGGGAGCTGAGATGAAAGCGATGCGAGAGGAAATGAAGGCAATACGTAAAGAAATGGCCACCAAGGAAGACATCCGCCGTCTTGAGACCCAGATCGGGGACATATCGGAATCCACCAACTATCTGGTCAAGAAAAGCGCCTATCAGGAAGACCGTATTAAGTCGCTGGAAAGGAGAGTACCATAAAAACTCAGTGCCGAGCTTGAAGGCTCCACAAGCACCCCCGCGAAGAGATTCAGACTATCGGAAAGGTCAGGGAAAATATATGAAAGTCGCCGTTTATGCCCGCGTCTCCTCTGAAGATCAGCAGGAACGGGGCACTATCGAGAATCAGCTAGAGTTTGCGCGTAAATACTGTGAACTCCATCAATCTGAAGTCGCGGCCTGGTATAAGGATGATGGTGTTACAGGAACCATCCCATTAGAAGATCGTCCAGATGGAGTCAAGGTTCTGGCGGATGCAAAGGCAAAGAAATATGAACTTCTTCTCATCTATCGCTTGGATCGCTTAGGACGATCCGCTCGCACGATCCTAAACGCAGTTCATGAACTAGAAAGTGCGGGGGTAAAGATACGCAGCATGAAGGAACCGTTCGATACCGGAGACCCGAGCGGCCGGTTTCTCCTGACGATTCTCGCCGGGGTTGCGGATCTAGAACGGGAAACCATTCTGGAGCGGATGTGGTACGGGGCAAACCGTGCTGCCCGATCAGGGAAATGGTTAGGCGGGATTGTTCCATATGGATACATGGTGAACGCAGAAGGATTCTTAGAAGTCAGTGAAGAGCCCCTTCCAGGCTTAGATATGAGTGAAGCGGATGTAGTTCGGTTGATCTACCGCCTCATCGCTGAACAGCGGTATTCCACCATTCGGGTGGCAGACTATCTGAACTCCCTGGGCGTGCCACCTTCTTATAAAAAAGATGGCCGAAAGGTAAAACGCGGGAAACGAAAAGAGAATACGGCAGGTGTTTGGAATCCCGGCCGGATAAGAAATATGATAGTGAATACCACTTATAAGGGTATCCACCAGTATGGAAAGCGAACCAAAAAACAACGGGAGATCATCACCCGGGAAGTTCCCGCAATCATAACGGAAGAACAGTGGGCTAAAGCACAGCAGATACTGAAAGATAATCGGATAGAGGCTGATCGCAACGCCCGTAGAAAATACCTACTTCGTGGTCTCATCAAGTGTGGGATCTGTGGGCTCACCTATATTGGTGCAGCACATCCCAGTTACGTCCGAAAAGACGGTGTCCGAAAGTTGAAAGCGTACTATGTTTGCAACGGAAAACATGCTTATCGCGGTCCTCTCTCAGGCAAATGCACGGCTAAAAATTTGCCACGAGATTGGGTCGAAGAAATGATTTGGAATCAATGTGTGGAATTTATACAGAATCCGGGCGATGCCATCAAAGAACTGGCTGCCTCCATAGAACAAACACAGTCCCTTCGCTCTAACTATGAGGAGGAACGAGAAGTAATCCAAAAAGGGATAAGGGAAAAAGAGCATGAGAAGCAAAGAATCTTGGATCTGTATCGCCGGGAAGTAATCAGCGACTTGGATGTAGAGGAACAGATAATGAAAATCCGGCATGAAACCGATCATCTCAAAGTACAGCTGAAATCGTTGAATGAACAAATAGAAGCAGAAAAGGGATTAGAACGAGATTTTAACACGGCTGAAGAGCTACTTTCTAATCTCAAAGCGAAGCTTGATAATAACCCCACCTTTGAAGATAAGCGTGATATTGTAAAAACCCTTGTAAAAGAAATCATTGTCTACACCAAAAATAACGACCGTGGAAAACCGGAAGCAAAAGTATCGGCACGTTTTCGTTTTGATGCCGCAGATGTTACTCGCACGGATGTCCGTGAAAATAACAATTACGGCATTTTCATTGTGAGAGTAGCTAATTTACGTGGAAGAAGACCCTTCTTTTAAAAGGACAGCCCGATTCCCTTGCACGTGGGAATCAGGCTTGATCCAATTCGGGTTTACCTTTCTTGCCACACCTGCCCAGCTACACGCCACGCTTCCCCTTAGTTAGTAACCTGTAAAACTGTAAGTCAAAGTTCCATTAGTTGACTTCAATCGCAACTCCATAGTCTCTAGTTGGACTTGATTTTCATATGAGGTAGGTGACTTTAAATACTCATCATGTATCGTTTTAATTTTAGGATCATCCGCAATATCAAGAGCGTTAATAATATTGATAAAAGTGTCAATTTCAATTGGGCCCACATAGGCAATAGAGCGTAAAGTATTGTCTTTTTTGTTCAATACGAGATTAAATATTGTTGGCGGATAATTTCCTGAGTCAAAGTCCTTATACAAGCTAATGAAATTTGCTTTTTGATCTTCTTCGATAATTAATTTATCTGTAATTGGTAAAGGTTCTCTATCACTTATCATTGCTATTGCTTCGTAATCTGTAACAAATTCATCTACGTCTACAGGAAGTCTTTTGTAATCCAGGTTTTCAACTTCTTCTTTATTTTCACCCTTTACGTTTGCGGTTACCGTTTCTAATTCATCTTCAGGCACAGCAGGGTGGCTCAACATAGAGAAAACCGTTGCAATAATTAAAAATACTGCGAAGCCTACTCCACATCCAATCAGCCATTTTGTATTCACTCGCATACGCTCCTTCTAATGGTTTCATAACTATAGTTCGCATAATTACAAGATTTTCTGACCACTTTATTTCTATGCACGAAAAACCAGCCGAACCGGGGCATATGTAAAACGACCGAGCAGAAAAACATCCGCCCAGTCGCCATCATCTCTTTGGTCTGACCCTAACTACATCTTACCAAAAAAAAGCCGGGGAGCGCATCCCTGGCTTTGACTATAGACAACAACAGTAACCGGGTGGAGCCGTCCACCCGGTTGTTTATTTGTTTGATGCCTGTTGTTCGTTTTCCTCCCGCCACATCGTTATGGCTGTATACGCCCTACCTGGTTTGATACCTGCTTGTTTGGCAAACGCTCGGACAGTCGGAAGTTGTTTGTTTGATTCATATGTTTTGTTTAGGAGATCCAATAGTTGTTCATAAGTGGGTCCCCCGGTTGTTCGTTTGGCTGTACGCTTTGTTTGTTTGCTTGCTGTTCGTTTCCGTTCCGTTTGTTCGGTTGCGGGTTGCTTGCTGTTCGGCTTCCCCTCTTGTTGTTTGGTAGTTTGTTCGGCTGTTTGTTTGCTGTTTATGTAGACTATTTTGTTCGGCTGTTTGTTGTTCGTTTGTTCATTATCTGTTGTTTGCTTGGCTTGCTCTGTTTGTCCCATCTGATCCGTTTGTTCATTTGTTTGCTCGGTTTGATGTTCGACATTTGTTTTTTGTCCTGTGTTTGATGTTTGGTGTTCGGTGTTTGCGAAAAATTCTGGGAGACCGTTCACCACAACCTTTTGCCGTTTATCTTCTGCTTTCCTCGCTTTTTTGATCAGAGCAAGATCAGGTTTTTGTGCCTCCGCTCGCATCCATTGGATTGCCTGAATGGTCTTTAATTCCTTGATCTCGCGTTTGGCTTCCTTCTTCAATTCCCGCGCCCGTTTTTTATGTGGATGATGACTGTCCACCCATAGCCACACAAGAGTGGATTCCATCAACCACATCGCGCCAGTGATTGCTGCACCTACTATATACCCTATGGGATGCAATTGACCTAATCCCCACATGTTAACACCGGTGACAAATGCCAGGCTAGAAAAATAGCCGATGTGCAAGAATAACGGAACGTTCCTCTGTAACGCGCGCTGTCGTCCACGGATAAAGAGGAGGGAGGCAAACAGCACTTCAACCATCCCCGCCGTTAACGTTGCATTCAAACCTAAAACAAGAGCCAATGAAGCGGTATTTCCATAGGATAGTGCGATAACCACACACGCTATCCCCACCACAACCACAAGAATTGCCCAGTCTAAAACTGATCTTTTGTGGTACACTTTTTGCGGACGGTCATGCATCGGTGGGGGCGTGTGGTTGGTTGCCGGTGCCTCCATCGGTTGGGCCGTCTTCATTTTATTTCTCCTCCTTTTTCATATGTTCATCATACCCTGTAAGCCGGATCATCCCGGCCCTGGTGACAAGCCAAACCTTCTCGGACTTCCTCGCTTCGTCTTCGTGGAACTTTCCCCGGTTGCACCACTGCGTGACTGTGTTCGGTGACAATCCCCATTTTTTCGCTGCTTCCCGTGATGAAAAAACCTCGTGGAGAGGGTTCATGCGAACACCTCCTATGGCTGATCGGATGTATTGTTATCAATACTATCATAGCATGGATTCGTAATGTTTGCAATACAAATATGCAAAAAAACTGGCTGGGGAAGTTTGTCTAGCTAAAGGTGGACAGAAAATCTGCCTTTAGTGCGAATAATATCGATATGAGCTTAAAAGGCACAAACATCGTTCACGAATAACAGTATAATGGGCGAACAGGGAGGGGTAAATTATGAGAACTTTAACACAAGAAGAAGCAGACCAATTGATGGCACTTATTAAAGTGTTAGAAGCAACGCAACAAATTCAGTTTCCACAAAAAGGAGAAACAATGCAATTAGATGCACATAGTACCGAAGGGCGAATAAAATTTATTATTGATGTCAATCGTGGTAAAATCAACATCAAAAAGTGTACGTACCAGACAAGATACAATCGATCAATACCGCTACTACGAATTGATATCGAAGGCGGGATTCATACGAACCCACCACCACTTCGTGAAAAAGTACCTTGCCCGCATATACATATTTATCGTGAAGGGTTTGGTGATAAATGGGCCTACCCCCTGTCTTCGAAAATTAAAACTAACCCTTCTGATCTTGTTGCTGTGCTGAGCGATTTTTTAGAGTACAATCATGTTGAAAGACGGCCTCCTATTGTATACCAAGGAGATGGGTTGGTATGAGCCAATCAACAAATGATTTGTTAAATTCTTATATCAAATGGCTTAAAGATAATATCTTTATACGTGAACTGCACGATGATGTTATCGAAATCACAACTCCATTCTTGGATCATCATAATGATCATTTGCAAATTTACGCAATCAAAAGTGGGGATAAAATCAGAATCACAGATGACGGATATGTTATTACCGATTTAATGATGTCAGGGGTAGATATAAAGTCATCACGCAAGCGTCGCGAGCTTATGCAGGTAATCTTGAACGGATATGGGGTCAAACTTTCTAACAATGAACTATATCTTGAAACGACCAAGAAAAATTTTCCGCAACATAAACACATGTTACTTCAAGCAATGCTTGCTATTAATGATATGTTCATGACAGCACGCGAAACTGTAGCAGGGATTTTTTATGAAGATGTGGAACAATTCCTCATTCTAAACGAGATCCGATACACAGATAACATAAGTTTCATTGGTAAAAGTGGTTTTTCCCATAAATTCGATTTTGTCATACCCCATTCCAAGGCTGCTCCTGAACGTATTATACAAACTATAAACAATCCAACTAGAGACAAAGCTGAAAACTTATTATTTTCTTGGAGCGATACCAGGGAAACACGAAAAACCAACTCTACTCTTTACGCTTTTCTAAACGATAATGAGAAAAGTGTTAACGAAGAAGTAATAAATGCCTTAACTCATTACGAAGTAACACCAGTATTGTGGTCACAAAGGAAAAAATACGCTAGAGAATTGGCAGCTTAGAAAGAATGAAAAAAGCCGAGGGTGCGCACCCTCGGCTTTTACTATTGTCCGGTCTCAATTCCTTATAGGTAGCTTCTAAACATGAATTGAAGATGTTGGAATATATCCGAGAACGCGTTTCAATTCCTCATAGGTAGCTTCTAAACGATTTAGGGAACGGCCTGAAAGGGAAAGGCCACGTCGTGTTTCAATTCCTCATAGGTAGCTTCTAAACTGAAAAAGTGGATGCAAGGTCACAGCGAGTGGATGACGTTTCAATTCCTCATAGGTAGCTTCTAAACATGGATTCCGAGACGTTGGGAGACGACAGACTCCCAAGTTTCAAATCCTCATAGGTACGTTCTAAACTTAACACCGAGAAACCGGAAGAATCCATTATCTTTGTTTCAAATCCTCATAGGTACGTTCTAAACCCCATTTAAAGCCCGCCACAAAGCCATTTCTCTTCTCAACCACTATACCAAATATTCGCCCACAAAGTAAAGCCCCATCCGCCTATTCCCCGCTACATAGCCAAATCCACACAAAAACGATTGTCGTCGATCCCCAGGGGTTTTTGCGCTACTGGGGATCGACGACATGTTTCGTGTATCTATATATTTGATTCTACCGCTTAATATTCACCGTATCCCCCACTTTCACAGCCTCTTCAAGCCACTTGATCGCACTTTCCTTCTTTGAGAAAGCGTGCAATTGCTTCCCATTCAACTGGACACGGATGAAATTGTCCGTCGATGGGGCAGGTGCGGGGTCACTTGCTGCCAACACCTTTTTATAATCAAATGCAGGACATGTCGTCGATGCACCCGGCATCTCCCGATGTCCTCGAATGTACTTTATAGAAGGAACCTCTTTGCGCACAAACGGAACAAGCGCCCTCAGCGCTCGTTCTTGCTCAGTGGTTGGCTTCTCCTTCGTGAAATCGCCCGTCAAGCAGATCCCCAGCGAATACGGGTTGGCTATGCCTACATGTGCCCCCTGCTCATCGTTGCTCAGACAGCGCCTTGTGGTGCCGTCTGCTTCGATTACCCAGGTATAGGCGATGTGTCGCCACCCCCTGGACTGAACATGAAAGCGTGCATAGCCTTCTGCATTTGCACCGGCTAAACTCCGCCGGACACCGCTATGATGGATCACCAAATGTGTGATCCCCGATACCGGACGAAGAATGGGACCCCGTTTGGAGGCCCGTGGTAGGCTTTTGCGTACGTCTTTGTACTTATAAAGGCTCATTGATGATCACCCTTTCCCCGCAGAACCTCTACGGCTTGTTGAATTTTCGGCGGAATCGGCACCCCGATTCGACCAGAGTTTTCAATGATGCTCACCGCTTCGTTGGCCAAATAAAAGGCCACCGTTCCATCCCGGAACAGGTGGCCATCTCCCAGTTGTTGATCAAATATGTGAGCAACCGCGACAATCCCGAAAATCATTACCTTTCGAGCGATCCCCCACAACCCCACCTCACTGTTCAACTTCCCTTCCTTCGCCGCTGCAACAAAACCCGTTACATAATCAATCACGACAAATACAAACAACGTCTGCAATGCCAATGACCACCCTCCCCATAAAAAAGAGGCGGTTGCGCCGCCCACGCCAATAGCCAACTTAATCAAGGTCTCCATTTAGTACTCCTCCCTTCTCTGATACGTTCAACCAGAACTCTTCCTCTCCCAATCTTGAAGCAATTCACTTGCAGCTCGACGCGCGGCCCCATCCTGTGTGGGAAATTCCAATCCCGTATCTTCATATACTTTGCAAAGAATTTTGTATCGTGTTTCTACTATGGTTGTAGGCCCTTCCTCCGTCTCCATGACCGTTTCCACTTCGACAGGAACGATCACACAGCTATCTTTTAAAATGTCGTTCTCTTGCCCTTCATCCAAGACCACATACACCTTTGGCGGGAAATCGTACCGGATCAGCTTAGGCATGTCCATCTTTATCCTCCTCTCTATTGTCCAATCGTCCGTTTGGTCAAATCGGAATATCGGTGTTTCAACCACTTGAATTGATCGAACAACCGCAATCCCTTCGTGATATAACCCGTCCCTGCCATCACTTCCATGTTCTCCTCGGTTCCGCTCACATTGAACGTCACCCCCCGTACCAATTGCTGTGTCTCTGCTCCCCGGATGCGGATCGTCACTCGGTCTCCAAGCTCAAAATCCCTCCCATATTGAATTTGAGGAGTCTCCCGGAAATCAAAAGAGAACGCCGTCTGCTCAGCGTTCTCAGCAAGAAGTGCATCGATCTCCTGCAAAAGTTTCCCTCGCTCCTCCGTCCAGGTGGAGGAACCATCCGCACTATTCACCCCTGTGTATTCAGCAAACATTTCAATTTGTCCATAAGCCGCAACCGATGCTTCATCCTGACCGTGGGCAAATCTTCTGCTTCTTCCCTCCCCGCTGCCGCCCATCAATATCCGGTTGGCTTGCGGTGGAATGCGCTCATAGGTATAGTTGCCCATCGTCCCTAAGTCGGGGGAAAAAATAACGTTGGGCCGGAACTGAGAAGCTAGTGATTCGAAGCGAACGCGGTAGATCGGAAGCCCATCAACCGTAGTTGTACCGGTATCGTATTGGTAAGCTGTCATGCGAATTGGTGATCCCCGGTAGTCGCTGAAATCTGCCACACTTTTACATAGCTCAAATAGATTCTCGCCACGTGCAATCAAGTACTCCCCGGCAGACGGATTCAGCAACGCGCCCACTTGGTTGTTCCGTGTCTCCAGAAAGGGAAGGGGTGGGCGCTGAGTAGGTGCACTCTCCCCGATATTAAAACGTACGGCTGTATAGATATGGTAACTTGCCGGTAAGCTCCCGGTCGACCCTTTGTTCGGGATGTAATCCGAGTGCCCCCCGCTGGACGTACCATCAATTGTCATATACGGCGATGACCAAGTGCGCGGGTGCGGCATGGCAAGATGCTTCGCGATCCAATAGAGATCGCAGGTTCCCGACACCTGCAAAATAGCGCCATCATCCGTCACGATCTCCCGGATGGTCCCGGTTGGCCCCGATAATAGAAAAAAGCCGTTTCGCTCCACATAAATGCCGCCTCTCCCTCCGTCATTGGGATTGGCGGCATTTTCGCGGAAATAACTAGCCGCAGCCGACTCTGCATCGATTTCGAGAACCCAGGTACTCACCTCGTTCATTCGCATCACGATCTGGAGCGAAATGAACTTGTCCACTTCTCCCAAAAACCGAAAGTCCCGGTTCCGGACCCGGATTCGATATTGTGCCATAATCACACCCCCCAGTATGGCGGACTGTACTCGGCAATCAGCCGGGTATTGGCATCGGTTCCGGTTCCGGTCAACCGGAGCCCATACTCACCACGTGGTATAGAGAACAGCTGAGAGGTAGGCGTTAACCATTGGTATAAGCTCGTGCCGTTGTCCAGGATAACCGCTTTCTTTCCAGGTCGGGTGTCCACCACGATGTAGCTCCCCGCTGGGAGTGTGACATTGACCCGGAAAGATGCGAGGACTGTGGGATCCATGTTTGACGGGGTTAAATCCACCTTCGGATTCGTGATTGGCCCATATATCCGAATAAACGGCCACGCTTGTGCATCCCCCGGGTTATTCACCATGAACCATCTGCGATCCGGCTCAAACAGCCCATCTACCACGCGCGGCGCGCCGTACCAAAAAGGCTCAAACGCCCGGAAGGAAAGTAACACCTTCCGCCACCATACCCCGATATTGTCCCCGTACGATTCCCGCCAATCACCGGATGGAGCAAACCGACACAGCAAACTTCTTACCTGCCCTTCCGGATAGACCAGCTGGAGCGCAAGAGGCCGGTTGGATATTTTCGTGGTCAGTTCCCGGATTTTTTGCCGCAGGTCCTCCCGGCTCTGTCCATTGATTCGGACGATCAGATCCACCATCCGGGGATCGATGCGGGTGTTTTGGTATGTTGATCCCGGCTCCCCATACACCTCATATTCATTAAACGAAAGACCCGTCATCTCCGCCCCGCCCCGCTCATCCACCCACCGGTACCCCTCCCGGTTGTCCAAGTAAATCAAAGGTTCCGCCGGTACCGTCAACACATCTCCCGCCGCTTCCTCCCACGTCACTTGCAGGTTGTCGATGGCCATCACGTTCTGCGAAGTCGTTTTAGTCGATCCTGAAGAACGCAAGTAGTATTCAAACGTCAGGGTATAGGTCCGTCCAGGAGTTAGTTCAATCGTTTCCTGCCACCATTTCCCCCAAGGACAAGCAAAATCATTTGCGGTACTACCCGAGTCGCCCGTTGAATAAGGAACCGAGCTGTTTAGAGACGGGCTGGCAAAATTCATCTCTTTCCAGCATGTAGAGCGATTGATCCAGATACGATATTCTCCATAAAGCCTTGGATATCGTTCGCCGCTTAAAGCGGAAACTGCTCTCTTGGTTCCTACATAACTTCGAAACCGGACCCGAGGGTTTTTTACGCCCAGAGGGACCCGGAACGTAAAATCGGCAGCTGAACTCTGTCCGTTTTCTAGCCCAAGAAGCGCTCGGAAGCCATAATTCCCGGCGTAAGCTTTTTGAGTGCTTCTCAGCCAGCCTTTAGTAGGTGTTGGGGTAGATGGCGAATCAATCCGGGATGGGTTTGTTACTGTGAAAAACGGAGCGACTTTAGACGACTCAAAAGTCTCAATCAGGCTAAAGCTTTTAGACTCCGTTCGAATTTCTGTTTCCGGAGCCGTACTAATGACCATGTACGGTTTTCTCGGAATGTTATAGCTGACGATAATGTCATCAATATAGATGGCATCATCACGCGCATAGCCGCTGGCATCTTTCTCATATTCAATCAGCATCTCAATCCGGTTACCGGGGGCAAGTACCACCGACACATCATCAAATGAAAAACCAGAGACTGCTTCCCAAACCACTTGTCCGTTGATATACACCCTGCCGATATCGCCTGTTTGTGCTCTGTGTCGGGCTTTGAATGAGAGGACGGGGTCAATAGCCGTTACCGGTACGTTGAAGACGATTAAGGCTCCCGCTTTCGCCCCATCCGGAATCGTAGGCGGCCTCCCTATCTCATCCACTCCACCTGAATCCGCCGTGTCTTTCACCGTATAAGAGTAGTATCCAGAAGACCGTATACGGAAGGAACGTTCAAATCCGTACGTGTATCCCGGTGCAGTGTTGGCGATTTGGAAAAATGGATCATATTCTTCGGATTCAAAGTCCAAGTATTTCACCACTTGCGCATCCGGAAGCATGATCCGGGGGGGATCAAGGATTTCCGCCCACTCCACCGACACATTGTCGATGGTGACGAATTGGCCGTTGGATGTTCCGTCACTAGGCCGTCGATGCTGAAGTGTCATCACCACCGTTCCGCGTGGTGACGGTGTAAGACCCACGATAGACGGTATCGCTCCGCCGTTGATGGTTCGAAACAGCGTTCCATTTACAAAAATCAATAGTTGTTCCCCGGATGAAATTCGAGAGGTATCCACTCGTAGTTGGATGGACGAATCATCGTCCGCTTCTTTGGGGACTTCGAACTTCAATTGACCGCCGGACCACGACGTCGCGCCAGCGGCTAAAGACTCGGAACGAAATACCCGGTTCCCATCCACTTCCGCTATCGACCATCCGCTGCTGTAAGTCGGCGCGACGTTCACAACCGTGAAAAAATCATTCGGTTCATAGTCCGTCATCGTCGATCCGGACTGTAGTTGTACATTCCGAAACCACACCGCCCCCATTTTCCCCGCTTCTTGCACCCGAAAAATGATCCGGACATCTGCGGAAGTGGCGTTGGCTGGCGCCGTGCCAGTAACAGATGTCCGGGTGTATACGTCGGGTTGCACCGATTGAACTGGCTGGAACACATCCCCGATAGCAATTCCGGAGGAATCGTACCATTTGATTTGAAGGCGCGGCCCCGTTCCGGTGGAACCGCTACTTAACGCCCCTTCTCCCCGCATCTCGGCAGAGACGGTGTATGTTCGACCTGCAACGACTGGAATGCGATCAGTGGTTCGGCACCCAGGGAACGCTTGGCCCGTCGACTCGAGGATATTGATGGCTTGGCTACCCTCGACATCGACAAAATGCTCGGATGTGGCATTTGCGCTGGTGATTGCCGTCCAACCATCTGCCACCCCATTCCCATCCGCATCCCGGTTCAAGGAGGGAAAGGGGATCAGGTTCTCAAAGCCGATTCGCCTCGTGATGGTCATCTGTTCACCTCCCCTCCAACGCTTCCATGTTTTTCAATTGCCGAATGATTTCTTGGGCCGCCCAGCGGGGATTGTCGCCGCCCTTCACATAGATGTTGTAATACTTATTTGTCGTTGTCGTACGCGTAATGTTGGTGGGGTTGGTTAATCTTGTTTTCGCCCGATCATAGACATCCGGGAAAAGATCCCCCGTGGATAGCTCACCGATCGTTTGCACCATCTTCCGCATTTCGCGCGGGATGTGTGTAAGCCAATCGTTCAGGTAGTCACCATCTTCAAGCACGACTCGGAAATACTTCCCGAGTGCACCCCCACTTCTAGAGAAGGTTTTTGCCAGTCTACCGGCTGTTCCGACTCCTGCGATGGCCGCTTGTGCCATGCGTTGAGCTTGTTTTTGGACATTGCGTTGTTCCCGCTGCATCCCAAGTGCAAGCCCTTCTCCAATCCCTCTTCCAAGTGGGATCATGACTCGAGCTGGAGAGTTGATTCCTAAAGCACTCTGGATGGTGGTCTTAACTTTATCGGCAATGCTTCTTGCTCTTGCATATAAATCAACCACTTTTTGATTCATGCCACGAATTAAACCCTGGATTATACTTACACCGATTCGTGCTAAATTAATATTCCTTAGGTAGCTCTGAGCACGTTCCCACTTTGAGCGAATAACTCCCCGGATCTCTTCCATTCGTCCACTCACAGCACTCCGCATTTGACTCAGCTTCTGGCTGACACGACCACGCATGTTTTCCCACGCATTTGCCGTATTACTTCTGATCTCTTCCCACTTGGATCGAATCGAACTTCCGATTTCGATCCCTTTCTGTACACTTGTATTTTGAATCTGACTCCATTTGGAAGTAATAGTGTTGACCATGGTAGTCCAGGCCGCATTCAAAACAAGTTCAAAGGTTTGCCAGTATGAACTCCACCACGCTTTGCCCTCATTCCACTTCCGTGTAATATTTCCCCAAAATTCCTCTGTTTGTGCAGTGGTATCGCTTATATAGAGATCCCATTCTCGGGATAAATCCTCACCTAATCCTGCCCAAAAATTGTTCCACCATTCTTTTCTTTCTAGGAATTTCCTATCTTGTTCAGCCCAAAACGCTTCCCATTTGGAAAGCACTTCACCAGTTTCCCAATCCACCGTATTGATATGTTCTTGCGCTTGTGCTTGAGCCTCGGCAACGATGGCTTCATGACGCTCCTTCGCTTTATTCACGGTTTTATCATAGGTCAGATTTGCTTGTGCTATTATGTGATCCGCTTCTTCTTCGGATATAATCCCCAGTTCATCTCGCAGAAAAATGGCTTCGGCAATACGATCATCTCGAGTCTTTTTCGCCTCCTTCATGGTTCCTTCGTATGCCTTTTTACTGTTTTTTACGATCTCAGCTGCTTCTCTAGCACTAATTTCGCTACTGTTCGAACGGATTCGTTCCCATATCACTTTTTGCTCTTTTTCTGACGCTGTAAGGTTTTCAACCGCTTGCCCGCGCCATTTCAACATGATATTTCTTATTTCCGCATATTCCTCAGAAGTAATTTGCCGCTTTTCAGCTGACGCAGTATCTACAATCTCTCTAATTCGTTCCTCGCCTTTTTGTACTTCTTTCCGCTGCTTATCATAATGCTCCGTTATTTTTCCAAGAATCTCGTTCTCCCGCTCGTTTGGGAAAATAACATCGGCTTCCATCCAAGACCCTAATGTCTGAGCAATCTCCGACTGTCTGTTGTTGAGGCCTTCAATAATGGTATTGGCCATCTCATCAAAATTCCCAGCAATCGTACTTGCCGTGTCTTTGGTTACCCGATCTCCCGACCAGTAGAGTGTTTTCAAAGCGGACATCGCCCCTTCCTCCAGCTCAAAGTAAGCACCCAACGCCTCCTTCGTACTGTCGGAAACGGCATCCCCAAACCGATCCACTTCGGGGATCGCATCAGAGAAAACATCTTGTACCTTCTTTATGCCCTCAATCAGGCCAAAAACCGGAGACACGAAGCTTAAAGCTTTCATCAAGCCCTCATGTTTCTTCTTGAGGTCATCCCACTTGACAAAGAGAGCTGCAAAAGCCCCCAAAGCAATCGAGATCCCGGCAATGGCAACCGTCGCTGGCCCGCCAATCAAGGCAATTAATGCGGCTAGAGCCCCACCTACAACGGCAATGCCACCTGCTACCGCACCAAACGCCACAACGGCATCTTTCGTGCTAACATCCAGTTTCTCAAAGCCTTTAGCCAGTTTCGCAATACCGTCTATCATCGGGTCAAGCGCATTTAGCATCCGGAGCAATACTGGCATGAGTGCATCCGCCATCGTGATCTTGATATCCCGGATGCGGTTCCGGAAAATCTGCATCTGGCTGGCTGCCGTCTTATAACGCTCTTCAGCTTCCTTCGTCAAGGCGGTGTTATCCTGCCAGGCTTTGGTTCCCAACTCAATAGAGCGCCGGAACAAATCGCCCGCTCCTGCAGCACGCAATAAAGAATCACGGACCCGGATCTCATTCAGGCTTAGCTCCTTCAGCGTAGGAACAACATTTTTTCCGCTCTTTTGCATCTTTCCAAGCCCTTCGATAAAAACAAGAACCGCCTCTGCCGCATCTTTCTTAAATGCTTTCCGGAAATCCGCGGCTGACATCCCGGCAACTTTGGCAAAGGCATCTAACTTTTTACCACCAGCGTCTACTGCGGTCCCCATCTCCAGGAACACCCGACTAATCGCCGTACCACCAGCTTCCACCTTAACCCCCACCGAGGACAGCGCCCCCGCAAAGGACAAAATCTGTGCTTCGGTCATTCCCACCTGGTGACCGGCTCCCGCGATCCGCAGGCCCATTTCGACGATTTCCGCTTCCGTGGTAGCTAGGTTGTTGCCCAATGCAACCACTGTGGAACCCAACCGATCAAAATCCTTCTGGCTCATCTGGGTGATATTCGCCAGCCGTGCCAAGGCTTTGGCTGCGTCATCACTGCCCAGGTTGGTCGCCACACCCATATCCACCATGGTTCGCGTGAAACCCAGAATGCTGTCCTTTTGAATCCCTAACTGTCCTGCCGCCTCTGCCACCCGTGCGATCTCCTCATGGGCCTGCGGCATCTCTTTAGCCATATTGCGGATGCCTTGCCGGAGCTCCGCAAACTCCGCTTCGGTTGCGTCCACCGTTTTTCGCACGCCAGCAAACGCCTGTTCAAACGCCATCGAATCCCGAAAGGCCGACCCTACGGCCAAGCCGAACGCGGCTCCGAAAATCCCAATTCCTACACTCGCATCCATCGCCATCCCGCGAATGTTGGAGAAATTCTTGCCCAAACGGGCCATGATCGAACTTTGTTGCCGCATCTGCGTATTGACGCGGGCCAAATCTCCTTGCATCCGGGCCATCGCCGCTCGGGCTTCATTCAGCCGGATGGCTGCCTGCTTTGTTGCCGCAGCGTGTAGCCCCATCCGTTTGGCCGCTTCCTTGTATTCCAAGGAGAGAAGGGAGACCCGCTTTCGCTGGAGCTCGATGTTTTGGGCCAACCCTTGCTGCTGCACCCGCAACCGATCCGTAGCGGTTCCAAACGCTCTGGCTCTAGCCTCTGCCACCTGGAATTGGGATTGCACCAACCGGGTTCGGGTCTCCAGCTGTTGCATTGCAGCACCGGTCCGTTGGCTTAGTTGGGAAGTTTGCCGCATTTGAGCATTGACTCGACGTTGGGTTCCTTCCATCGAAGCAAGCGTCGCCCGTGCCCGGTTGAGCTGAACCCCCAACCGCTGGGTTGCGGCAGCGTCCGTGCCCAGTCTCCTAGCGTATTCTTGGTGGGCTCTTGCGAGTAGACCCACCTTTTGGCGCTGAAGGTCAATCTGACGGGCCAAGGACCGGGATTGCACCCGCAACCGGTCCTCTTCTTTCCCAAACGCCCGAGCCTTGGCTGCGCTTGCATCAAATTGGGATTTTACCAATTGCAGTTGGCGATTGATCGTGGATACGCCCTGTTGGAATTTTTGAGTACTCAGCGATACGTCGCCCCGGATAGAGCCCAAAATCTGTGTCGCCATCCCTTCACCTCCTCGCCTAAAAGATCCCCAGCTGATCGATATAGACCGTCTTTTTGGCTTTCTGTTGCTTCATTTCATGTGCTCGGAGCCGCATATAAAAGGGCATATCCATCGCGTCAATCTCGTGCAACTTCAACCCCTGTGCCATCAGCCCGACATATAGGTCGTTTATGAAGCGGCCGGGGTCGAACTCTCCTTTTTTTCACCTGAAACCTCCCCCGCGGATAGGATCGGGTCCATGGTCTGTGACACGATTTGGTGCACTATCCCCCACGACTGGTCGACGATTTGCCGGGCATCGGTTCCATCCTCGTACTCCTCGGCTGAAAACTTATTTCCGAACACTTCCGAAACAAAGTGATAGAGCTCGTCCAACAGTTTGTTTTGATCGGCACGGCTGATTTGTTCATTTTTCTTCACTGCCTTTTCGGCCTTAAGCAGATAGGTAGTTTGCTTTTCCGACATATCAACGGCTTTCCGAAACATCCGCCCGGAAATGAAGTCTTGCGTAAATTCCTTTTTCTCACCGTTAATGTGAAGCACGATTTTTAACATCTTCATCCCTCCTCAAAGTAAAAGAGGGCCACTGTTGGCCCTCAATTTTTACACCTGCGGCACCTGACCCGGTTCCACCACCGCATCAAACCATTCGTCCGCCAGCAAGAAGGTTTCATCGGATGAATCCCCGGCGATCTGCCACAAATCATCCGAATCCCGCTTAATGAACGTGGCGGTGATGGTGGGATGTTGGAACTCCACGCTTTCCCCTTTGGTTTGAAACGGTTGCTCCAGTGTCTGAAAACGCCCTTTGTACAGCCAGATGTAGAGGTACGAGCCGTCCGCCTTCATGGACTGAAATCCAAGCGCAAAATACGGCGGCACCGCATCGGCACTTTTGATCAGCATGCCGTTTTCATACCGGTACCCCATCAGTAACGCCTGGTGAGCAATATTTAGTTGTGTCGTTTCGATTTGCACCTCAATGCTGGAAAAGGAAGAGGCGGTTTCCGTCGGGCCGTCATCTCCATAGTCGGTTGCCGACTCCCCGCCGGATGGGATCGAGGCGTTGACGGCGGGTGCCAACTTGACCGGGGCCTCGTAAGTGGTTCCTGTGCTGGTATCCGTCAAAAGTTTAGCCACGTGAAGGTTTTTCAATCCAATCTGTGCGCTGTTGCTCATAGCCATTTGCTTATTCCTCCTCGATTAAAAATTTCCCGCGATACCGCATCGCGGTGTGAAACACATGCACATCGTCCTCGTACATGTCGATGACCGACAAACGAAAAAAGCCCAACGCTTTCAGGCTTTTATCCACCTGTTGCGCAATCGGGCTTAAATCAGATGCGTTCTTCGTCCAGATGTCGATCTGAAAGAAGATCCAGCTGGCCGTCTCCCGGTCTTCGGCATAGTCGGAATCAACATGGTTGTACTGAAAATAGGAAATAGAGGGGTACTGGTTGGGATCTCGTTTGAGTTGATGGATGTAAGGCCCGCCCAACAGGGAAATAAGCTCCGGATTATCCCGCAGAGCCCGGACCAGATCCGGCTTCCGGTTGATCACAGCCGCAACCCCCTCCGAAGCACCGCCGTGATTCTCCCCACCACCGCCTCCGCAGCCTCGTAAACGGATGGTTCCACAAACGGTCTGGCTGCCATTTTGGTGGTGCCAAACTCCAGAAAATGCGCATAGAAAGCGTCCTTCCCGGGGCCAACTTCGATCACTTTCTCCCCCTTCTTGTACTTCACCCGGCTCATTTGAATGTTGCGGATGAGATGCAGCCGGCGCTTTTGCGACGGTCCGGGAGCATTTTTCTCCATCGTACGCTTCAGCACTTCCGCCCCGGCTCTTAGTGCTTCATTTTCGATCTTCGTCGCCTGGCTCCCGATCTGATGGAGCCGCCGGAGCATCTCGTCGATGCCGGTTACACGAATGTTAGCCACCGGGAACCACCTTCCTTGCCATCACGTGCATTTCGCGGCGCTTCCCATCCGGGTCCTCTGCCACAATGATGTTATGTGGCTGCCCGGCATAGACCACTTGCATTTCAGGTGTGATATCGGATCGGTAACGAATGCGAAAGCGAACGTAACTTTCCGCCTGCACGGCTGCAGCCGCGAAAAACTCTCGCCAGCGGGTGGAAACCGGTTCCACGGCGGCCCAGACAGTCAGCACCGGTTGCCAATTGTCATCCCGGTTCCCTTCCTCATCCACAATCGGATTATTTACCTGGAACGTGATCCGGCGGTTGTATTCAGCCGGGTTCATTTCTTCCTTCCCCGTTTACCGCCGGTTTTCGATTTCTCTTCTGTCGGTTCCTCTGTCTTCTCCGGCTCGATTTCATCCCCGATAAAGCCGCGCTGGCGGATCGCTTCCGCCCGCTTCCGGTTGGAGGTTTCATAGACTTGACCCGCTCGGTAGACCTTTTTGGTCTCTTTATCCATGAAATCGGAGATTACTGGATATCGACCCATTCTCATCACCTCAATTCTTCAGCTGAAGAATGATGCTCTCCAGCGAATAGCTAAATTTCTCCATTTTGACACTAGGGTCTCGGTTTTCGTAGTGCAACCCGACGTAAAGCATGACAGCCAGCTTGTACAACCGACTATCGGATTCCTCCACACCGGCATTGTCCAGATACTCCTTCGCTCCATCAATGAGAAGAGTGAGGAGCGGATCGTCCTCACCCCCATCGATGCGCAAGAAGTTTTTCAGCTCATCCAGTGTCAGGTCTAACATTGAAACCGCCTCCTTAAACGGCGGGTACCACCTTCGCCCGACGGAAAGCGGATTTCAGAAGAATATGCTGGTCGAGCCACCCTGTCAGAACAAACAGATACTCCCCTTTATCCACGTCTTTGTCCGAATCATAAACCAGACCTCCATCGTAGTTCAGATGAGCAAATTTGAAGTCACCCACAATCGGTTGTGTAGCACTGTCACTGAAGACCACCGGTTTACCGATGACACTTTCCGGGGGCGCGCTGAACAAAGTCGCACTGTTATTCGCAAGCGTCTTCAAGATGGCCACGTAATCGGAGTATTTCATAACTACCTGTGCCATCTCGCGGTAATCTTCGTGCAGATCAGCAATCGCGTTGGTGATCGCTTCGTACAAGTCTTCCCCCTCCACCTCGGTGATGGCATTCTGCGAAGAATAGAAGCTCATATGCTCTTCGCCGACTGCAGATGTACCTGCAAATGCTACTTTCTTTTCTTTGGCTGCCAGACCAGAACGAAGGGCATTTTCCACATACGCAACCAGATTTGTATCCGATCCATAGAGCACCGTGTCGGAGATGCGGGCTTTCACCTTGAACTTAAAGCGCCCAAAGGAAACCTTGTCCCCAGTAAGTGCCAGTTCCTTCGCTGTCATTTCGTCAGTAATAAAGGCATCGTCATCCAAGGTATAGGCGATTTTTGGCAGCTCCAGACCTTTGATGTTACTCATCCCGATGACTCCGCGAAGCGGATTACGGGTGAAAGGTTCATGAATCAGCGTGTTGGACATATTAGTCGGCAGTAGCTTATCCCCACCGGAAGTATTCGGAGATGGAATAGCCTGCAATGCGTTTTTCGCCTCATCAGAGATGGGTCGACCCAAAATAGTGGACCGGATTAGATCCGCCTTAGCCGCAATCAATTTTTCCTCTTTGTTTTGGGTCGCACTGATCGGATTCTTTTCTTTCATTTGGTTTTTCTGTTCAGTCTCCAACTTGTCATGCTGTTCTTTGAGCAGATTAAACCGCTCCTGCAAATCACTCTTCTTGTTTTTCAGTTCATTGATATCCTCGATCGGTACCGCAGGATTAGCCAGCTTGTCGACCAACTGACCCTCGATGTTTTGCAATTGGCTTCCCACCGTCGCCATTTTTTCCTTAATTTCATATAGCGTGAACGCCATATTACATACCTCCCAAAATGTTGGTGATTTTCTCAATGTTTGATTTGGAAGCGGCAATTAATCGCTTCCTTTCTTCCTGGCTTAAAGCCGGCTTTTTCTGGCTCTGAAATGCCTGTAGCAGTTCATTCGGAGTGTTTTTATACCTCGCGAACAGTTCCGTATTGATCCCGGCTGCAATCTCCCTCTCCGCTTCCAACACTTCATCACAGAAGCCATAATCATAGCACTCCTGCGCCGTCATCCACGTTTCACCATCCATGAGCTCCGACAACTTTTCTTCACTCAGATTCTTGGCCTTTTCCAAATAGGCCGCCACCAAAGACCCTCTGATTTTGTCCAGGTCATCCGCCATTTTTCGCAAGTCAGAAGCGTTTCCGAAAACCAGTGTCCATGGATTATGAACCATCATCATCGCGTTTGGGGGCATGTACACCACATCCCCCGCCATGGCGATCACACTGGCAATGCTGGCGGCGATCCCGTCCACATATACATTCACCTGGGCCTTTTGCCGCTTCAAAATAGAATAGATCGCCTGACCCTGAAAGACGCTCCCGCCTGGTGAATTGACATAGACATTAAGCGTTTGAATGTCGCCCAAGTCTTCTAGGTCCTCTTTAAAACTCTGCGCCGTAGTGTCGGAGTCATCCCATTTGTAAGAGACAATGTCACCGTAAATATACAACTCCCCGGTTTTGTTCGCAGCATTCTTAAACTCCCAGAACTTTTTCATCGATCTTCTCCCCTCCCTCCTCCCGTTTATCAATCGGCGATAGATCGCGGCTCATGTACAGGACATCACCTCCCGGAAGTGGTGGATGCTCTTCAAAGGCCCGGATTTCGTTCGGTGTGAACCACCCGGATCTTACCCCCTTGAAGTAGAAATCCCCCCGTGTCTTGATGTCTCCACGCAAAAGAGCGTTCACGTTGAACTTGAATCCAAGTCCCTGCAAACGCTCTCGTCGGGTTAACAATTTTCGATTAAACTCCTGCTCGTACTGCCGAACAATCGGGGTAAGGGTCCACACAACAAATTCCAACGAAAGCTGCTCCATGCTGGAATAACTGGAGCCTTCGGTCTCACCCAGCATATGAACGGGCATATTGAAAACGCTGGCCACCCGGGATCGTGTGATTTTTTCAACCTCGAACACCTTCGAATCGATAATGCTTCGGTCAATCGGAGTAACCTCCATCCCCGCTTCCTGGATGATCACTCCACCGTTCTCCTGATAGAACTGTTTGAAGTTATCCAGGATTTCTTTTCGCTTCTCCGCACTTAGATTCGTATTCATCTTCAGGATAAATGAGGCTCGGATGGCACTATTCATCTGATCCAGGCTAAACGTCCGGACCTTTCCATCGTAATCCACTGTGTTGCGAAGAACGTCGAGCGGACTAATCCCCTTGTAACCGCCAGAATAAGAAGCGATACCTTGCCCAGCTGCCGCAATATGCTTGACGTGGAGCATATCCATGTTGTGTACATAGTAACGGCCCTTGTCTCCATCGATTTCATACCACAGTTCCCGAGTCGTTTCCTCTACAACAGGTTCCACCCGGGATGGGTCCAAAACCAATAGTGCCTCTATCTGAAATGATCCATCATACATTTTGAGCGCGTACCCGTTCCCATAAGTATTACGGGCTGTCTCCATGGTTCGTACGAAGTCAAAGCCTGTCATATTTGGATTGGGTGCATTCGACAACAAATCCCCTGACGGCCGATTCACAGGCGTGAAGTCTTTGTACAATTTGAGGGGTAGGCTGGCCATGGCGTTGGAAAGGCGGGAGACCGCAGAGAAAATAGTCTCGTTTGTGGCCAACGTATTGCTCGTTCTGCTGGCAAAAATATTATGTGACGAGAACCATTTGCTAAAGTCATAGCCCGATCCCGTATACTTTGCCCTCAGCACATCCCAGGCTAGTTTCATCCGCTGAATAAACTTCAACTCTTCACCCCCTCTCAGCGCCCCATAATATCTTTAATCGAGATTACTTCAAGATTGGTTCCCCCAGGAGCCGTCATCAGCTTCATAACCTCTGTGTGGGCGTTTAACCAGGCTGCGAAACCATCTATTTTCCGGTACCGGCTTTGCTTCGTCGGCATCCAGTTCCCATTGCGATCCTCGACCAATTTCACATTGTTCAAATACCACCGAAACATCTTGTTCCGGTTGAATACCACTTTTCCGTCCAACAGGAGCTCCTTGATATCCTTAAGAGCCGGGCTGAGAGTGAGGGCTCCCTGCCGCACCACCTGTGTCTGAAACCCGTGGGCCTGCAGATCGGCCACCAACCGGAAAGCGTTGGCCGGATCGTAGGTGATCAGATCAATGAGATAGCGCTTGGACTGTTCTACAAACCAATCATACACAGCCTTGTAATCCACATAGTCCCCTCGGCAGATGGTTAGCAGTCCCTCCCTCTCCCATTCGCGATAGGGTAGCTTTTCATTGTCCAGCTCCACCTTTCGCCGCGGAATAAAGGAGTGAGACAACACAAAAACCCGCCCGTCATCCAATGGAAACTCCAGGCAGGCGGACGTAAAGTCTTCGGTCTGCGATAAGTCGAAACCGCCGATGCAGTTTTGGCCCTCCAGCTCGGACAAATCGATCATGTCCTTATTCCGCTTGATAATCTCGTGATCGATAAATGAGAGTTCATCCGTTTGTACAAAGACATTCAGCCGCTTCGCGATGAAGTCAGCCCGCTCCGCCGGGATATGCTTCCGGGTATTCCACTCCTCGATCAGGGTATCCAAATCCAACGTTACACCAAGATTCGGGTTGGCTTTGACCCAGTTGGTCGGGTCATCGACATCATCCTCCTCATCAATCTCGGCCATGAAGTAAAAGGATCGCTCATCTTGGATCACTCCCTCCAGCACGTCGGCCGCCTTCTCGTAGTAGTCCATGAGCGGACCGTCCAGCTGATACCCTGCCGTGGTGATATAGAGAATCAGCGGTTGCTGCCTGGCCCCGGTGCTGTTTTTGATCACGTTGATCAGTTTGTAATCCTTGTACTCGTGTATTTCGTCGAAAATCCCCAAGTGACAATTCAATCCATCCAACTTTTCGCTGTCAGAGGCTTGGGGCTCGATTTTGGAAAATGTCTTATCATATCGGATTTCGTGCAACACGGGCTTAAAATGCCTTTGAAACAAGGGGGATTTTTTCACCATGTTCTTGCACTCATCAAACACCACCCGAGCCTGCTTCATGGAGTTTGCGAGCATGTATACCCGCGCCCCGTTCTCCCCATCCTTGGAC